CAAGGTCTTACACAACCGCAGGGCGATGATAGCACTCCGCTAATTTGCCTTGAGCAACATTGCACAATGGACTTGGATGAGGACGGTTACGCCGAGCCTTATATTATTACTTTTGAAAGTACGTCCAAGTGTGTTCTTAGAATTGTTACAAACTTCAGTAGTGAAAAAGCGGTAGAGCGTGTACTTGAAGGCCCGAAAAAAGGCAAGATTATTAAGATTCGTCCAACTGCTTATTTCACCAAAAAGACTTTTATTCCGTCGCCTGATGGCGGAATCTATGACATTGGCTTTGGCGTATTCTTAGGCCCACTTAATGAAGCTGTTAATTCGCTCGTTAATATGCTGCTTGATGCCGGTACAATGCAAACTACGGGCGGAGGCTTCCTTGCACGCGGAGCTAAGATTCGTGGTGGAAATTACGGATTCTCTCCGTTTGAATGGAAGCGTGTAGATTCGACGGGCGATGACCTGCGCAAAAGCATCTATCCGTTGCCGGTCAATGCACCTTCAGATGTATTGTTTCAGCTACTTAGTCTTCTTATCAACTACACCAATCGTGTGGCTGGTACAACTGAAATGCAAGTCGGTGAAAATCCTGGACAAAACACTCCAGCTGAAACATCTCGCACAATGGTTGAGATGGGGCAAAAGATTTATTCTGCAATTTTCAAGCGGATATGGAGAGCATCAAAAGAAGAGTTTGCTAAGTTATATGAACTTAATGCAATCTATGTTCCGTTGGATGCGCAGCTTCCTGGTGGAGCAACACGCGATGATTATCAAGGAACTAGTGACGCAATCTTCCCTGTTGCAGATCCGAACATTGTAAGTGATTCAATGCGCTTTACCCAAGCACAAGCTATTGCAGCTGCTGCAACGGCAGTTCCAGGTTACAACATGGATGAAGTGCAAAAGCGCTTTCTTAAAGCTTTGCGTGTGGAAAACATCGAGGCAGTCTTTCCTGGTACGCAAGGTCAGCCGCCCGCGAAAGATCCAAAGCTTGCAATTGCAGAACTTAAAATGCAGGGCGAAATGCAACTGGCGCAAATGGAATTGCAAGCACAGCGTGAACAGTTTGCACTTGAATTAATGGAAGAGCGTCGTGTAAACAATGCTAAGATTGTTGAGCTGATGGCTAAAGCTGAAAACGAATCTGCCAACGCGCAGACCGAACAAGCTTATGCTCAGGTTGCTTTTATCAACACACAGATTTCTTTGACAAAGAGTCGAAATGAAGCACTCAACACTCGCATTGAGCAAATGTTGCGTGCAGTAGAACTTAAAAGTAAGCATCGCATAGGTATACAAGGTCTTGCAACTAGTCAGGAAGTAGCATGAGAGTGCCAATTGAAGAAGAATTCAAAGAGTGGCTTCGTCACCCTATTACGCAGCAAGTTAAGCAAATGCTTAATGTAAAGCGAGAAGAGCTTCGCCAGCAATGGGAAGGTGGTTCCTTTACAGATTACGCGCAGGAAACAACTGCACTGGTCAATGTAGGGAATATCGGAACGTGCAAGGGTTATGCCTTTGTCACGGAGTTAGACTACGAAACGTTTATAGCGGAGATAGATGATGGAAAACAAGTCGGGGTTGAAACCCCTGGGATTAGCAGTACTGATTAAAGCCTATGAACCCGAGCGCAAAGGGGCGCAAATCGTAATACCCGATGCAGTCCAAGGTCGGATTTCTATGGTAGATAACAGAGCAGTTGTAGTTGAAATTGGTGAAGCAGCTTGGCACGATGAGCCGCAACCAAGAGCAAAAGTTGGTGATCGCGTGCTTGTAACTAAGTTTGCCGGCTTCATGGCAAAAGGGCCAAGTGATGGCGAGATGTATAGATTGGTTAATGATCGAGATATATTCTGTGCAATAACGCATGAAGGAGATAGCAATGTCTGATGAAATTGCAATCGAAAGCGCAGCAACCCCTGATCAACAGGATGCCGCTACAAAAATTGGATGGATTCCTCCTGAACGTTACAAAGGAGATCCAGAACGTTTTGTTGACGCTGACGAATATATTAAGCGCGGTGAAACTGTTCTTCCGATTGTGAAGGAACAGAACAAGAGGTTGCAGAACGAGTTAGCACAAGTTAAAGCACAAAGCGTTCAACAAGCAGCTGCGTTAAAACAAGCGCAAGTAGCTATTGAACAAATTGAGGAGCGTCATTCAGTTGCTACACAAAAAGCAGTTGAACGCGCTCGGGCTGAAGTTAAAGCGCAATTGGCACGAGCAAGTGAGTCGGGCGATCATGAAGGTGTAGCAGAACTTACGGATCAGCTAACACAGCTTAATACTGCAGAGAAACAAGTAACGCAACAGACGCCGGCAGCACCAGCGCCTTTTGTTCCTCCGCCAGATTTAAGTGAGTGGAATGCAGAAAATCCGTGGTTTGGTAAGGATCGTCGTAAGACCGCGCTTGCTCTTGGTATTGCGCAGGATCTTAGAGAAGGGGGTGAAAAATCTATAGGTAAGGATTTTTTCACTTTGGTAAGTGCAGAGGTAGATAAAGTCTTTGCGCCCAAAGTAGAAACACCAGCTTTTGATAAGGTAGAAGGTGCACGAAACGGTGGAACTGGTGAACGGCAGTCCGGCAAAAAAAGCTGGGCAAACCTTCCCGCAGAAGCCAAAGCCGCTTGTAAAGCTGATGCAAGAAATTTTGTTGGAGCAGACAAGCGTTATAAAACTGAAGCAGAGTGGAACAATCGCTATGCTGAGATATATTTTGAAGGAGAGTAAGAATGGAAAAGCTGAACAACCCTGCTAATAAGATAGGTAAGACTACATCGGAGCGTAAGCGTATTCCGATGAGTGTGCCTGTGCAAAGACTTGAAGCGCCCGATATTCCAGGTCATCACCTGCATTGGTTTGTTGGGTCGTCTGAGCGTCTTCAACGCGCCCTTGACGGAGGTTACGAATTCGTTGATGAGCGCGACGTTAAGATCAATAATGTTAGCTTGGGCGGTGAATCCACCATCTCCGGTAACACAGACATGGGAAGTCGAGTAAGTGTTGTGTCTGGCCAAGAGGTCGGAAAAGATGGGCAACCTACTCGGCTCATCCTTATGAAGATTAAGCAAGAGTGGTACGAGGAAGATCAAAAACTTGTTGAAGATCGGAATGAGAAAGTAGCTGCATCTCTTCGCGGTGGTTTGTTGGGAGCTGATCAAGATGCTCCTGGCGATACGCAGCATCGCTATGTAGATAAGGCACGAACTCAAATTCCAGATCTGTTCAAACCTAAGCGACCTCGCGTCGCATAATTGACTGGAGATTTAAATGGCTAACACTAGCAGAATCGCCGGTTTGTCGCCTGTACAGTACCTTAACGGTGCGGCGTACAACGGTCAAGCTCGCGTGTATTACATTCCGTCTTCGGACACAAATGCTTATGCAATTGGTGATCCGGTAGATCTTGCTGGCAGTGCTGATAGCAACGGTGTAGCTTCTGTTGTTTTGGCAACCGCCGGTTCAACTAATCCTATTGTAGGCGCAATTGTTGGTATCGGTGAGCAAGAAGGAACTGTTGTTAACATCAACACTCCTAATACTATTATTGCTCCCGCTACTAAGACTCGTGCTTATTACGTAATGGTTGCTGATGATCCAAACATCATTTTCCAAGCACAAGAATCTGGCGCTACTCCGCTGACCGCTGCTTCAACTGGCCTTAACATTAACTTGGCAAGTGGCACTAATAACGGTTATGTTAGCGGCTGGACTATTGATGCTGATACGGAATCTACTGGTGCAACTTTGCAGATGAAGTTGTTTGGATTGGTACGCAAGCAAAATAATGCTTTTGGTGCTTACTGCCAATGGCTTGTTTTGATTAACTTGCACCGTTACAAAATCGGCCAAGTCGGCGTCTAAGGAGAATCTATTATGGCAGCAGGCGTAATTAACACCGGTAGTCACCCTAAGCTGTTGTGGCCTGGAGTGTATACCACGTGGGGTCAGATTTATGATCGCCACGAAAAAGAGTACACTGATCTTTACGAAATCAAAATGTCCGACAAAGCTTACGAACAGGGTGTGCAGGTTACTCCGTTCGGCCTCGCGCCCGTTAAAGCGCAAGGTGCTCCGGTAACGTATGATTCGGAGATTCAAGGTACTGTAACGACTTACTCGCACATTGCTTATGCGCTGGGTTACATCGTTACTTTTGAAGAACTGCGCGACAATCAGTACAAAGAAGTCGCTACCCGCCGCGCCGAGGGCAATGCCTTCTCGATGCAGCAAACGGTAGAAAACGTAGGAGCGTTTATCTATAACAACGCTTTTTCGACGACTTACTTTACAACGCCTGATGGCAAAGCGCTATGCGCTACCGACCACGCTAATACCTTGGGCGGTACTTTTAGCAACGCGTTGAGCCCTGCAGCTGACTTGAGCGAAGCAAGCTTGGAAGATCTGACTATCCAGATTATGGGTACTCAGAATGATTCAGGTTTGCTGATTAACATCATGCCTGAGTCGCTGCATATTTCGCGTCAAGAGTGGTATAACGCTAACCGTATTCTTCAGTCGGTGTTGCAGTCTAATACTGCAAACAACAACAT